TAGTCTTGATGTAGAACCTAATTTTTATGGTGCTGTTGGTGCTGATAGAGTACCACCACTATTTGAACGGTACTTTACTGGTCTACGAATAAGTGGACCCGGCAATGTCGCTATTAAAAGGAGTTAATTATGGGTTACAACTACCCTGCAGCAAAAATCATTAATGATACAGCAGCCCATACGGGTCGATTTGGAAAAATTGCTGCATTACAGGATTCTGTTATTGCTACTCTTGTCTCTGAAAACATTACAGGAGATTTAACTTCGTTGCAATTTAAATCCACAGCTGAAATAGAAGGAGTTATTACAAGCATTACACTAACAAGTGGCACTGTCATCGCTTATTCATTGTGATTTCAAATTATCCACAAGCAAAAATAATAAATGACACCAGCGTTCATATTGGTCGTTTTGGTAAGGTTTCTGCCTTGCAAGATTCTGTTATATCAATAGGAAAAGATTTTGATTCTGTACCGTCTGTTGATGGTGTAACAGATTTTGATACTATTTCGTTTTTGCCATATTTCAGGGGAGATCAAAGCTTAATACAATTAAAAGCGGGTGCAGAATTTTTTGGTGTATTTACTTCTGTTTTTTTAGATAGTGGTACTGTTATTGTGTATATATTATGAGTTTAGCCAGTTCATTAAAAAAAGTAGCATCTAAAAGCTTAATAAAGCTTGGAGGTAATGTAACTATAAGACAAGTTACTAACGGATCCTACGATACCGCTACTGGCGCAGTGAGTGAAAGTAATAGTGATACTGTAGTGAAAGGTTTATTAGAAAATATAAATAATACTGAAGTAAATGATTTAATACAGGCAGAGGATAAAAAACTAACAATATCTGCTGGTGACATTACATTTGTACCAACACCCAAAGATAAGGTTGTTGTTGCTTCTGTTGTTTTTAAAATTATTACTGTAGTGACTAATCAACAAAATAATATACCAATAACCTTTGAATTATTCTTGAGGGCATAATGGCTAGAGAAATAAGAATTGATCGTATTGTTGATGAGGTCTTTAAAAAAGAAATTGTTGACGCTGTAGAAGAAGCAACTTTTTCTTGGAAAGAGAAAGTAATAAGAGCAACACCAGTAGTTACAAACAACTTGCGAGGTTCTTGGGATCATAAGATAGAGCCTTTTGTTGGTACTGTTTTTACAAATGTAGAATATGCAGAACCAGTTGCATATGGTACAAGCTTGCCACCAAGTTGGGGCGGTCAGTTTAGAACAGGTGAGGGTCAAAATACAATAAAAGGTTACCCAGAACTTATAGGTAAACAAATAGCTACAGACATACAAAACAGATTTAATATATAACTATGGCAGCAGTAAATCTAAATACAGTCAGACAAACAATAGAAGCAAGACTTGCTACAGAACTTGCTAGTAGCCCTGTAATTCCTGTTGTCTTTAATAATATGCCATTTGATGCTTCTGCTCAAGATTCTTTTGTACAATGTTCTACAAGTTTTGGGTCTGGAAGTTATTTGACTATGGGCGGGTCTGCTAATTCTACTAATACTGTTGTTGGTTTAATATTACTTAATGTTTTTACAGAAGAAGGTATAGGTGCTGGAGCTAACTTTACAATTGGCAAAAGGCTTCGTGACCTTTACAATAATATTACAGTTTCAAATGTTATCTTTGATTCACCCATTGGACCTGAAGTTTTAACCTCAAGTCCAGAAGGTAAATTCCAAACACAAATCAGAATTACTTTTGAAATATATGAGGATCTTTAATCATGCCAAAACTTGTAATTACAGAAGAAATGCTTGATGCGATTGAAGCTGTTAAGGGTAGAAGAGAGGCTGCTTATTGGGATCCACATTGTAAAAGATATTTTGAAAAACAACAAAATCTTAAAAATAAAACAAAAGATGAGCTTGAAATAAAAGGAAGAGAGCTAGGAATTGAGTTGGATAAAAGAAAATCAAAAGTAAAACTTATTGAAGAGATAGAAAAATATCAGAAAAAAGGCTAATATAAAATAAATACTTTTTTTTGTTATGGCTGTTAAAGGTGATGTAGGTAAAATTATGTTTGAAAATGCTGGCGGTACTGAAGCTGACATTTCAGATTTAAGAGCATGGTCATTGTCTGTTAGTAAGGACACTCAAGAAACTACTGCAATGGGAGCAACTTCAAAATCTTTTTTAGGAGGTCTTATTTCTGGTGAAGGCTCTGCAACTTTACTTTACAACCCATCTGGTAACTCAGACTATCAAGCATTTATAGATGATGTTCTTGTAACTGGTGATGCTGGTGATGCGTTATTTGAATTATTTCCTGACAGTGGAACAGCAAGTAAAAAAATTGGTTTTGCTGGTATTATTACCAATGCAGAATATGGAGCAACTCTTGGCGAAATACAAGAGGTAAGCATTAGCTTTATTACTAATGGTGCCATAACTTCAGCAATATAGTACATTAGGATAATTAACCTAATATTTTATGGCAAAAAGAAACGTTGACCTTATTACGGAAGCTTTTAGCGATGTAATGAGTAATAGAAGAAAGTATGAACTAAAAAAGCCTAATGGCGAACTTTTAAAAGAATTATATTTTCCTCCACTTACAAGATTTGACAGAATACAAGCACAAGCTGCAACTGATACTGATGAAGCACTTGCAGTATCAACAAGACTTCTTTGCCAGCTTGCAGAAAATGAAGATGGCACAAAAGCTTTTGCTTCTGCTGATGCTGAAAATTTAAAAAGATTTCTTCCTGAGACTGTCTTAAATGAACTTGAATTATTTATGATGGATATAAAAGTTGATTTAGATACAGCAAAAAACGAATCAGGCGAGATAACTGGCTAAATTTTGAGTTTTTTCTCGCAACAGAACTGGGTAAGACATTAGAAGAATTAAGAAAACTTATGACGGAAGAAGAGTTAATACATTGGGCTGCATATTATGAAGTTAAAAATGACAGGGAAAAACAAGAAATAAATCGTCAAAAGAACAAAACAAGGTAATATATAATAAAGGTTATTTGTATTTGTGGCACAATCGACAGTTAAGTTAATAGTTGATGCTCAAAATGCAATCTCTCCATTAAAGAGAGTAAATGAACAGACCAAAGCTTTAAGCAGCAGTACAGATAAGTTAAAAGGTAGATTAAATAAATCAAACAGGTCAATAAGAGAGTCAGGAAGGGCTGCAAGGTCGGCAAGTGGTGGATTTAGAAGCCTTACAAATTCCCTTGGCCCATTATTGAAAATATTAGCTGTAATTGGAACTGCAAGATTTGTAATATTTCAAACAGCCCAACTAGAAACACAAACTAAAGCTTTAGAAGTTTTGACAGGAAGTGCTACAAAAGCAAAAAATATTGTTCAAGAAATAAAAGAATTTGGTGCTGTAACACCTTTTAAATCTTCACAGCTTATCGAAGTCACTAAAAGATTAAAAGCATTTGGTTTTGAAACTGAAAATGTTGTTGATATTACAAAAAGAGTTGCAGATATCGCTGGTACTGCTGGAGCAGATATAGATAATGTTGCATTAGCGATAGGAAAAGTACAAGCAAAAAATAAATTTATGCAAGAAGAAAATGTAATGCTTTTAGAAAAAGGAATCAATGTGACAAAAGAATTAGAAAAAATTACAGGTATGACGGGAGAAGAGCTTGCTAAAGCAATGAGTAAAGGTGAAATTGGAGCGAATTTATTTAGACAAGCAATTATAAATTTAACCAGTGAGGGAGGTGAATTTTTTAAAGGAGCTTCTAAACAAAGTGACACGTTAGCAGGTAAATTTAGTACTCTAATTGACAGAGTTGAAACTTTAGCACAATTAATTGGTACACAATTAAAGCCAGGGTTAAAAGGTGCTTTGGATATTGCCATAAAAGGTGTTAATGCGATTGAAAAAATATTTAGTAGGTTTATGGATATAGGTGATGTTGGTTTAGGAAACTTTGCAAAAGCAGAGCAAGATGCTCAGAGAGATGCAGCAAGACTCACAGCAACTAGGTTTGGAACTGATTTTAAAGGAGAAAGTGTATTTGCCAGTAAAGAAGAAAATAAGTTTTTTAAGAAACAATTTGAACTTTTAAAAAAACAAAATATTGAAAGAGAAAAATTAAGACAAAAATCGTTTGAAGAAATAACAATTGTTGAACAAGTAAATCAAAAACATAATCAGGGAACAAAAGAAATTACAAAGAAAAATGATGAGATAAAGAAAGTTAATGAAAATTTAGATAAAACAAAAACTGCAGCAGATCAATTAAAAGCTAAATTTATGGAGATAGGAGAAAGTGTAGAACAAGGTATTGTCTCTAACCTTACCGATGCTGTTATGGGTACACGAACACTTGCTCAAGCTGCAATCGGTGTCTTAAATGATTTAAAGAGAAAACTTGTTGAAGTAGCAATACAACAAGCCGTTTCAGGTATAGGTGGAAAAATTGGTGGATTTTTGGGAAATATATTTGGTAAAAGAGCAAACGGTGGCCCTGTATCTTCTGGTGGTGCGTATTTAGTTGGTGAAAGAGGCCCAGAGATTTTACAGATGGGTTCAAGAGGCGGAAATATAATTCCTAACAATGCAATCGGTGGAGGTGGCACAACAAATATGATCACAGTAAACGTAGACGCAACAGGTTCATCTGTCGCTGGTAATGGATCAGAAGCCGATCAACTAGGCGGTTTGATTGCTTCTGTTGTGCAGGCAACTATAATTGATGAACAAAGGGCAGGGGGTTTATTAAATAGATAATGGCAACATTTCCATCAATACAGCCCACTTATGGGATGAGAAAACAAAGCAAACCGAAAGTAAGAGTTAC